GATTTCTTCATCACCAATTATTATTTTTGACCGAGAAAAATCTTTAACTCCTCCAAAAATTAAGAAACCTAGTTAGGAAAGGAGGGCTGTTGTTGGAAAATTCTTTAGTTCATTACGGCATTCTTGGTATGAAATGGGGTATTAGAAGGTTTCAGAACAAAGACGGAACTCTAACTGCTGCCGGAAAAGCCCGAACAAAAAAAGGGGGTGATAATTCAAAATGGAAATTTCATTTACTACCAGATTAAAACATGCATGGAATGCTTTTTTCAACAAAGACCCCACCGATTATTACAAAAATGTTGGAATTAGCTATACTTATCGTCCGGATAGACCGAGACTAACACGCGGAAACGAGCGTTCGATAGTAACTTCAGTATACAATCGAATTGCCTTAGACGCTTCTTCAATTACCATTCAGCATGTAAGACTTGACAAAAACAATCGTTTCCTATCAGTCATCGATTCGGGTTTAAACAACTGTCTCACTGTTGAAGCCAACATTGATCAAACCGGAAGAGCCTTTATTCAGGACATAGTTATGTCAATGTTGGATGAAGGATGTGTCGCCATTGTTCCAGTTGATACAACCTTTAATCCCGAAATTACTGGTTCTTATGATATTCTCTCAATGCGAACCGGAAAAATTTTGGAATGGTACCCGAGTCATGTTAAGGTTCGTGTTTATAATGAGAAAACGGGTCATAAAGAGGATATTATACTACCGAAGAGTACAGTTGGTATTGTAGAAAATCCTCTATATGCCGTTATTAATGAACCAAATTCAACTATGCAGCGACTTATTCGTAAACTTAACCTTTTAGATGTTGTAGACGAACAAAGCAGCTCTGGCAAGTTGGATTTGATCATTCAATTGCCATATGTTATTAAGAGCGAGGCAAGGCGTCAACAAGCCGAAAAACGGCGTCAAGATATAGTAGACCAATTAGCAGGTTCGAAATATGGTATTGCTTATACTGATGGTACAGAGCGTATTACGCAGTTGAATCGTCCAGTCGAAAATAATCTAATGAAACAGATTGAATACCTAACGAGCATGCTATACAGTCAGTTAGGAATCACTCAGAGTATATTAGATGGTACTGCTGACGATAAAACAATGCTCAATTATTACAACCGAACAATTGAACCTATTCTTTCGGCTATTGTTGATGAAATGAAACGAAAGTTTCTAACCAAAACCGCTCGGTCGCAATCGCAGTCGATTTTGTTCTTTAGGGATCCGTTCAAGCTTGTTCCAGTTAACGAAATTTCTGAAATTGCTGACAAGTTTACTCGAAACGAGATAATGACATCGAATGAAATCAGACAGATTGTTGGAATGAAGCCGTCGGATGACCCAAAAGCAGATGAACTCAGGAATAAGAATCTGAGTCAACCTAAGAGCGAACAAATCGATCCAACGAAAATGATGCAACTAGAAAAAAAGGAGGAGGAAATTCAAAATGAAGACGTATGATTTTAGTGGCTGGGCTACCCGAAATAATCTTAAATGCTCAGATGGAAGAATCATCATGAAAGACGCATTTAAGCATAATGACGGGCAAACGGTTCCTCTTGTATGGAATCACCAGCACAACGATCCTCATAACGTTCTTGGGCATGCTCTGCTTGAGAATCGTGACGAGGGCGTTTACGCATATTGTAAGTTTAATGAAACAGAATCAGGAAAAAACGCAAAACTTTTAGTCGAACATGGCGACGTAACTGCTTTAAGCATATACGCTAATCAATTAAAACAGCAGGGTCCCCATGTACTTCACGGCACAATTCGCGAAGTAAGTCTTGTTCTTGCCGGCGCAAACCCAGAAGCATTTATAGATAATGTCATTCGTCACGGAGAATATTCCGATGAAGAGGCTATTATCTATACGGGTGAAAACATATCAATATATCACGCGGATGAAAAGAAGGAGGAGGAAAAAACCGTGGAAAATAAAGAAAGAAAAAATGAGGAAACCGTTGCCGATGTCTTCAACACTCTTACTGAAAAACAGAAAATGGTAGTTTATGCAATGATCGGACAGGCACTTGAAGAAAAAGAAAAGTCCGAAGATAACGATGATGACGATAATGATAATTCTAAAGGAGGAAATAAAACTATGAAACATAATGTGTTTGATCAGGAATACGATAAGAATGACGTTCTTAGTCATTCCGAAATGGAGGCTATCTTCTCCGATGTTAAGCGTTACGGAAGTCTTAGAGATGCCGTTCTCGCTCATGGTATCGAACACATCGATTTCTTGTTCCCTGACGCTAAGACTATTACTAACACTCCTCAGTTTATCCAAAGGGATATGGGTTGGGTTCAGAAGGTTATGAACTCTGTACACCACACTCCATTCTCCAGAATTAAGTCTATCTTCGCGGACATCACAGAAGATGATGCACGTGCGAAGGGTTACATCAAAGGCAATCTAAAGAAGGAAGAAGTTTTCTCTTTGCTTAAGCGTACGACTATCCCAACTACTATTTATAAGAAACAGAAACTAGATCGTGATGACATTGTGGATATCGTGGATTTCGATGTTGTAGCTTGGCTTAAAGCTGAGATGCGTATGATGTTGGATGAGGAAATTGCTCGCGCTATTCTGGTTGGTGACGGTCGTTTGGCTTCTTCTGATGACAAGATTAATGAACAGAATATTCGTCCTATCTGGACCGACGCTGATTTATACACCATTAAGGCTCCAATAATTGTTTCTGCTAATGCTACAACTGACGAGAAGGCTAAGGCTTTTATCCGCGCAGCCATTAAATCCCGCAAGAACTACAAAGGTTCTGGTGAGCCAACCCTGTATACCACTGAGGATGTTCTTACCGATTGTCTGCTTATGGAAGACGCCACTGGTCGAATCATCTATGATTCAGTTACGAAACTTGCTACTGCTCTTCGTGTTAAGGAAATCGTGACAGTCCCTGTAATGGAGAATCTTAGAAGAAACGATGGAGGCACTACTTATGAGCTTATGGGAATTATCGTAAATCTTACCGATTACAACGTCGGTGCGGACAAAGGCGGAGCTGTTAACCTGTTCGACGATTTCGATATCGACTATAATGCTCAGAAGTATTTAATTGAAACTCGTTGCTCTGGCGCTTTAATTAAGCCTTACTCTGCTATCGCTTTGGAACTTGTGGTCGAAGGTGCCGAGGGTTAATCAGCAAAGGAGAGAATTCAAAATGGCTAAATTTTACGGAGTGATCGGCTACGCTGAAACGGTGGAAACAAAGCCAGGAGTGTGGGAGGAGCAGATTACCGAGAAAATGTATTACGGTGAACTTGTCCGAAATACTCGTAGACTTCAATCCACTAATCAACTCAATGATGATATTAACGTTGCGAATGAAATCAGCATTGTAGCCGATCCATTTGCCAATCAGAATTTTCATTCGATGCGATATGTTGAATTCATGGGTGCTAAATGGAAAATTACAAATGTTGAAGTTCAGTACCCAAGATTAATACTGACTATAGGGGGTGTATATAATGCCCAGTAGGCTAGAACTACAGACTTTACTCGAGGAAATACTCGGGAGTCGAAATGTATATTTTCAACCCCCTGAGTCAGTAAAGATGAATTACCCCGCTATTGTTTACAGTCTCGATAATATTGAGAACTCGTTTGCAAATAACGGGGTTTATTCATCTAAGAAAAGATATTTAGTAACAGTTATCGATAAGGATCCAGATAGTCCTATAGTAGATAAGATCATTGCTTTACCTACTTGTCGATTTAATCGACATTTTCAATCGGACAATCTAAATCATTATATTTTCATTCTATATTTTTAAATATTAAATTAAAGGAGGATAAAAATATGGCTAAACTTGTTTGGGATAAAACTGGAGAACGTTTTTATGAAACTGGTGTCAAAAAGGGTGTGCTTTATCCACAAGAACCCGACGGTACTTATTCGAAAGGCGTTGCATGGAACGGTCTTATATCAGTTACTGAAAGTCCTTCCGGTGCGGAAGTAACTCCTATTTATGCCGATAATATTAAATACGTTAATCTCATTTCTGCTGAAGAGTTCGGTGCTACTATTGAGGCTTATACTTATCCGGATGAATTTGCTCAGTGTGATGGGTCTGCTGAGATCGCAAAAGGTGTTATGATTGGACAGCAGGCTCGTAAACCTTTTGGTCTTTCTTATGTTACCACTCTCGGCAACGATGTCAATGGTGATGATTACGGCTATAAGATTCATATCATTTATGGCGCTCTTGCATCTCCTTCAGAGAAGGGTTATTCAACTATCAATGATAGCCCAGAAGCTATTACTTTCTCTTGGGAAATCACTACTACTCCTGTTGAAGTAACCGGACGCAAACCTACGGCTTGCGTTACTATCGATTCCACTAAGGTCGACCCTGATAAACTGGCTGATTTAGAAGAAATTCTGTATGGTAAAGATCCGTCAACTCCTGGTGCCAATGATGGTGTTGATCCGAAGTTGCTTCTACCCGATGAGATTATTGCTTTGTTGGCCCCCGCCGCGGGTTAATTAATTGTTCATAATTAAACTTATTTTAGGAGTCGTATTCAGGATTATCGGCTGGCGACTCCCTATTATATTAATATTATTATTCGAAAGGAGAAAATTATTATGTTGAAAAAAACAATAACTTACATCGACTATGATGGAAACGAAAGAACAGAGGACTTCTACT